GTTGTAAACACCAGCAATCACGGACGCGCTCTCCTAATCAAAGACCTAAAAGATTGTAGATTAGGAACCCCTGTCCCTACGGACAGTTTCAGATTAAAGTACTGAAACAGAGTCCTTATTTGAACCAACCTTCTTAAGGCCCATGCTCATCGCAATTGATGCCGCTACTGCAGTAACACCAATTTTGAGGTTGCCTGTATCGGTCAAAGCATCAAAACTTGAACCTGCTGCCACCCATGCACCAAGATATGCGGTCACGAATGTTTTTGCTGCTTGCTCAACTACTTGCTTAATGAATGCTACGCTCATAATTTCTCCAATCAATTTCTGAAAGTGGACAAAATAATAATACCATAATTAATTTTTAATAACACTTGAACGGCTACAGAAAATAATTAGATTTTTAAATTATGAAAAAACCTCAAAAACCAACAATCGCTTTTTTAACTCATGATTGGGCTTGGGGTACGGACCCACTAGAACCAAATGGTTGTTGTTATTACAGATGCACTCTGCCTTCTATCGAGTTGAACAAATATGGTTGGTTTTCTGCTGTTGGGTTCCCCGGGTGGGACGATAATAGGGGTTTTGGAATGCTCATGCCTGATGGGAGGACTGTACATGGGTGGGACATTATTGTTTTAAAACTTTTAATGCTGCGAGAGATTCATGACAAAATGCTTATAGCGCAAAAAATGGGTCAAAAATTTATTGTTGATATCGATGACTGGTTTGATGGTCTTGCTGAAACTAATCGAGCATTTGAAGCGACAGATCCATTAAAGAATCCAAACAATAACAGGAAAATTTATGCGGAAATAATTATGAAAGCGGATGCCGTAATAACGTCAACCCCATTTTTATTTAATTATTATGCTAAAAAAAGAAAAAATGTTTATATGGTTCGAAATGGAATTGATTCTGAAAGGTATCCACAGAAACCAAAAAGATTTTTAAAACAACCAAATATTGGATGGGTAGGAGCAACACATTGGCGTTCAAATGATTTAGAACAACTTTCTGGGTTTATGAACAAGTATCTAAAATCAAAAAATGCTACTTTTCATCATTCTGGCTATTCCTCAACCGCGCCTTCCGCTCATGATTTATTGAAAATAGATGAAAAACTTTTTACTAATTTACCAATGCGCCCAATATCTTCGTATCCGGATTTGTTTATGCCTATAACAATAGGAGTAGTACCTCTTAATAATATAGAATTTAACTACGCAAAATCTTTCATTAAGGGATTAGAGTACGCCGCTGCCGGGGTCCCTTTTGTTAGTTCTTATTCTCCCGAATATGAATACTTGGCCGAGGAAGGAATCGGTCGCATTGCTAGAACTCAAGACGAATGGATGTATCATCTAGACGAACTGTTAAATATCTCGAAAAGAAAAGACGAAATAGAACACAACTTTGAATTACTGCAAAATTTTACAATGGAAAAAAGAGGCGCTGACTGGGATGCCACATTCCGTCATATGTTAGAGAATTTATAGATATTCGCATGATTGAAAAAATTAATTAATATGTCTATAGGCATTGGTATAACTACGAGAAATAGGCCGGAGTGTCTAGAGGTATGTCTCAGGCACTTTAAAGAATTTGGTTATGGTGACAAGATTGTTGTCATAGACGACAATAGCGAATTAAGACAAGTTAATCAAATTATTGCTGAATCATTTGGGATTAATGTTGTTTACAAATTTAGCAATTCACGCCTCGGTATATCAAGGGCAAAAAATGCATGTCTATGGGAATTGCGTGATTGCGAACACGTGTTTCTGTTCGATGATGATGCTTGGCCTCAGCGTCATAACTGGGCTGAAACATGGATAAAAATAAATGAGGCGAACGATATTGGGCATTCAATGTTTAATGTCACTAGTGATGCCGAACTGGAATTAAATCCAGCATTCAGGGCAGTTGTTAGACCAATTGAAGAGATTGGTGCAAACGAAACAAAGATGGTTTCATTTTCTAACTGTTTTGGCGTAATGCTTTACTTTAATAGAAAGTGTCTAGATGCCTTGGGTGGATACGCCAGTGACGCCCCCCACATCTACGGTTATGAGCACGCTCAGATTAGCGAAAGAGCGGGTACGGCAGGATTTACACACGGCCACAAGTACGTTACTCCCTCAATCGCAAGCGAACTAATTTACAGTATCGATATCTCTTACTGTATGTTGAAAGTTACTCCGCATTTTGATGTTGAATGGATAGGGAACTTCCGCTCATCAGTGACATTGCAAGAGTCATCTCAAGCAGAAAAAAACTCTGTCATCATGGGTATTAAAGAAATTTACTCTCCACTAACCGACCCATTTGAGCAAATAATCGGAATAGAAGAACCACCAGAACAAAAGATAGAACTAACAGAACAACCAGAGCAAGGGGTAGAAATGTTTGAAATTACCATACTGGTCCCATCCCGTGGACGGCCCGAAAACATAATTCGCCTGATGGATGCATGGAGTTCGACAACTACACGCAATACCCGTCTGCTTGTACTCGTTGACGATGACGACCCAAAACTAGATGAGTATCTCGCTATTCCCAATATTGACATACAGGTCGGTCCTCGACTCAGAATTGGCGGCACCCTCAATGCTGTAGCACCAATTGAAGCAACAAAATGTTTTGCTATTGGATTTATGGGAGATGACCACCTGCCACGAACTAATGGGTGGGACGACCGATTCCTAACCACGCTGGAAGAAGCTAAAGTCGGTGTCACATGGGGCAACGACCTTTACCACGGCGCAAATCTTCCGACCGCAGTAGTCATGACATCAAACATCGTTTCCACTCTTGGCTACTTCGTAATGCCTGGAGGCATACACCTATTCCTAGATAACTTCTGGTTAGCAATAGGTCGAGGAATAGGTAGCGCACACTACTTAGATGATGTCATTATCGAACATATACACCCATATTTCGGAAAAGCAGAATATGACGAAACTTATACTGAAGCAAATGATGCAAAAGTATCAAGTGCCGATGAAGCAACATTCAATAATTACGTTGCTACCCAACTACAAAATGACCTACAGAAACTAAGGACACTAAAATGAGAGAAGATAGATTTTTCCCACTAGGTACGATTCCAGAGTATTGCACTGCCGAATGGTATTTGGACCGCGAGATTGCACCTCATGTTGACCAAGAAATGCACCGGCCTCGGTTAGATACTGCAGCACGATTTGCTATGTCTGTATGGTCGTCGGGATTGACAGTTGTCGACCTAGGTTCTGGTGATGGCGGGCTTTTGTCACTACTAACAGAAATCCCCACGGCCCAAAAATGGGGTTATGATTTACAGCCGTCAAATGTTGCTGGAGCAGTAAACAGAAATCAGGACGTTCGTCTCGGAAACGTATTTGACCCAATTGACTGGGCGGACATTGCTATAGCCACAGAAATGATTGAGCACCTAGTAGGCCCACACGAGTTTGTTAATATGGTTAGTCAAAAAAGCAAGTATCTGATTGCTAGTTCTCCGTGGACAGAGAGCGTTGATAATCACTATGAGTATCATGCTTGGGCGTGGGACGTAGAGGGATACGCTCGTATGCTTGAATTAAATGGATGGAAAGTCATCCGTCATGAAACACCCGGAAATTTCCAAGTAGCACTATGTGAATCTTTGAACTTGTGAAAATCCTAATTACCGGCGACGCTGGTTTTGTGGGGGGATATTTTCGCAAAGCGCTTGATGGTTATGACATCACGGGCGTAGATATAAAAAACGGAATAGATGCTCGTAAGTTTTTTGCAACAGAATGTTGCATAAGCTCTAAACACAAGAATGTTAGAAGTGTACTTTTTAAAATAGTGGCCATTTTGTTCTCTATATATTTTGAAGCTGCTATGGATGATTTTTGAAATTGTGAGCAATTGTGAGAACTTAAAATAGTTTTAGATTTTTAACGATTACTGCATAGTTGAGTTCTCGGCAACCATTCTATCAATAAAAACATAACATTACTCATGCATAATAATCTAACAATCAAAACCGTGTTCTAATTATTTACGTGCACGTGCACATAGCTTGCATTACGCTATAAATGACGATAATTCACTTTCCGTTCAATATATATTATTTCCTTTCAACTTCAAAAAGTTGTGACCGCATATAATTATCATGGTGAAAAAAGTCTTAATACATA